CTCGGAGACTATGATCGGTACGAAATCGGTTATAACGCTTGCCTTGACGACATTTATAGGAGAAGCAGAATGACATTGGAAGAAATGGCTAAAGAAATAGTCTATAAAAGATGCCGAAATTGTGAACATCAGATAGAGCCGTTGCGAATGTGTGAGTGGGCAGAACGAGGTGGTGATGGTATAGTTCATATCATTTGTCCTATGTGGGAAAAACGAATCGAAACAGGAGAAACAGAATGAGCAAAGAATTAAAACCATGTCCGTTTTGTGGGGCGGAGGTTGAACTTGAAACGATACCACTTTGGCATGGAAGTCATGGCTATCATGGATGCTATGAATTTAGAATCGTATGCAAAAAATGTGGTGCACAACCAAGTTATCCGCAGAATGATACAGTATACCGGTCTAAGAATGAAGCAATAGAAAATGTGATTAAAGTATGGAACAGACGAGCAAGCTAGGAGAAACAGAATGTTAGATACTGAAAAACTAATACAAGATATTCTTTTTGGAATAGAAGCAACTAGCGGAAAAGATGATTATTCTATAGGCATGAGAAACGGAATGAGGTTGGTATTATCCATGATAACGAATAAAGCTCCAAAGTTTGAAAATGGCAGGGAAAACGAAAGCAATAGCAATTTGGGAGAAACAAAATGATTATTCAGAAATGGCAAATAAAAAGAATCGTAAAGAATCCGAAGTTTGTTGTGATAACTAACTGCCAAGGTCAGCCATTTTATCGATTATATACAACAATTGGCGGAGCCTTGATTGGTTATGCAAAGGAGTACAAAAAGATGCATCGCTATCACACATCCAATATGACGTTAAGAGAATGGTTGGTCACAGATCGTATAGCAGCAGGAGAAACAGAATGACGATCATCGCAAGAGTGGTCATATATCTTTCTTGCGTTGTGATAATGTTTTGCTTCGACAGAAGCAAAGATATCATTGGTGATATTGCACTTGGACTTCTGCTTATTGCAATTGCATATGTTTGTGCAAACGAATAGGAGAAACAGAATGAAAGTAACAATAGAGATAATAGGAACAGTTGTAATGGCAATAATCATACTAGGTACTCCAGTATTGTCATTTGTATCATTCATATATGATTGGAATAGTTTTCTTGAAATGCTTTTTATCACATTGACAGTAGTTGATTTTTTATTTGTATTAAGTAAGTTAATGGGAGAAACAGAATGAAAGCAGCATGGAAACATTTTAAAACGATATGCGCACACAAATTAGTAGTTTTTAAAGAATGCGCTGCTTGTGGAATACCTTGGCAAGGAATTATACATGATTTGTCAAAATTCAGTTTAACTGAGTTTATGCCTTCTGCAAGATACTATCAAGGAAACAAATCTCCGATCGAAGCCGAAAAGGCCGCTACTGGATATTCGGTCGCATGGTTACATCATAAAGGCCACAACAAGCATCATTGGGAATGGTGGACTGATTTTTCAGATGATGGCAAAATAATCGCCAACAAAATACCGCTTAAGTATGTAATCGAGATGGTATGCGACTGGATTGGAGCCGGAAAAACATATAGTAAGGAAAAGTGGACCGAAGAAGAACCTTTAAAATACTATATTAAAGTTCGTGGTGGAAGATATTTTCATCCTGAAACGGAAAAGCTTATTCTCGATCTTCTTAATGTAATAAAAGATTTCGGACTAGAAAGCTTTCACAAAAAATGCAGGATATTACTGAAACAGGAGAAACAGAATGAGTGATCAATTCAATTTACTGTACGTAGATGGCAAATACTATTTGTATATTCTAGTAAAGACAGATAGTGAAGTTTATGTTGATATAAGACAATATGTCTATACAGCTTAGGAGAAACGGAATGAGCAAAGAAATAATCAGATGTAAAGATTGCAAGTATTACGAAATTTGGGAAATGAAGAGCGGCAAAGATGGCTATACAGATGACAAGAGATATAAGCCGTCAGTCTGCACGATTGGTGAGTTCGCAGTACATCGTGATGAAAATTGGTTCTGTGCAGATGCTAAAAGGAAAACAGAATGAGCATGAGTGAAGAGACATCGAGGATTCTGTGGTCTCCACTGTACAATGCAACCGAATCAGAAAGGAGAAATCTAATGATAGAAAACAAATACAAGGTTTATGTTAATGGACATCTGACAGCAGATAATATGCCTTTGGAAGATGCTATGATCTATGTCAAAGCCATTTTCGAAACTTACTACAATGATAATTCAATTAAAGTACAGATCATGCCTGAAGAAAGGACGAGTAATGCTGACTAAAAAAGTTACGCAGACATTCTCTATCAAGCTTGGTCCGAAAAGAAGTAGAGCTACTAAGACTCGTAAGGATGAGGTCCATTTATATTTGCACGAGCTTGGCATTGACGAAGACGACGATGCAAAGTACTGGTGGACTGTCTACGAAGACAAGAAAGCTAATTACTGGATCAAAGTCTTTAATTGCCCGGTTGAAGAATGGGAGCTGCTGGAAGACAAGCTGCAGAAGTCTAAACGTAAATGGATTATGCTTTTTGAAATGGGGAGTTAACTATGACGTTTAATGAAATACTATGGATGTCCTTAATGGTGATCCTGGTTGTTATAGCGATTAGTGTCTTAATATCAATCGTGCAAGATCTTGACACAGAGATAATTGAACTTAGAGAAATCACAAAGCTTCAAAACGCTTGCATTGATTCTCTTAAAACTGACTTAGAAGAACTAAAAACTAAAGTAATACAGAAACCTAAGCTGTCTCGTAAGAAAGAACATAAAGCTGAATAACTATGGCTGATAAGTTCTTTTATATTTGTGACGCCAAAAGAAAGATAGCTGATGGTGCTTGCAGCGGAGCTGCCTGTAAGTATTTGAAGAAAGGAGAGTGTGAAAGAACAAGTGACGAGAAATACGCAAAGAACAGGTTTGATCGCGATCATTTTGAGTTTGTTACTTATCAGTCTCAAGGTGATCTTGATATTTACTCGGAGAAAAACAAAAAAGGAGAGTATATCTAAATTAGCTAAGAAGATCGACGAAATGGCCGATGTGAAGGAAGAAGATATTCTATGAAAGATGACGACTTTTACTTATTAGCTAAAGAGACAGTCTTGGTCTGTATTAATAAAATAAGGGAAGCTGCATGCGAAGAACCAATAACCGAGAACTATTTGAGTGTAATTGATATTAAACGTGATCTGGAAAGTGGTTATTATAATGCAACTATCGCCTTAAGAACTGACATGTCTAAAAGATATTTGGTATGCTATAGCAGCGACACCGGAGAAATCGTGGTAAGGGAGTACACGCAGACAAGCGAGATGCTCTTTACCCAGGATGACACGATGTCGCTTTTACTATACAGTTAGTCATTTGATATTTTAAAGGAGGAAGAAACAATGACAGACAAAGAAAAAGAAAAGATGCATGTAGAGATCGATCGAGCATTCAAGCAGGGCTACACTAAGGCTCTGTGTGAAGAGAAAGTTCCTGTTTCTCAGATCGCTGGCCGTCTTGGTGTCAATGCATCAACTATTCGAGCTTGGAAAAAGAAACTTTTCCCTGTTGCTGAGTAGTCTTGGCAGAGCTCTGGATATTCTCTAGGGCTCTTCTTTTTGAGATCAAATGGCACTAAAAGATATCTGTACGAACTAGGTTTTAAAGCATATAAGGACGAAAATTTGTGGACACTTTTTTGGCCATTGGACACTTTTTTCTGGGTTTTGAAAAATTTTTAGAACAAGAAAATGAAAATTTGGACAAAAAAGTGGGTTTTTGGCCACTTTTAAAAAATTTTTGGCCACGAAAAAAGCCTTTAAAATAAGGCTTTTTTGCACTTTTGGACACTTTGCCCACTTTTTTCTTATATTTATATGAAAAGAAAAATAAATATATAAATAGTTAAAGAAAAAAAGTGGGTTTTTGTCCACAGATATTTTTCTTCTAAAAATCAGTTCGCGTAAATTTCATGCCCTGTTATGAAGGGAGAAGTAATAAATGCCGACTTTTGTATGTTTGTGTCGGTTATTTTAACTTGCTCTCTTTCTTTTTGTGTCACAAACGTTTTTGGAGAGGAGCGCTTATGAAGAAAAAGAAAATTGATATTTTAGAAAGAAATTTTCAGAAAGACTTAATTAAAGAAATTAAGAAACGTTTTGAAGGCTGTATGGTATTTAAATTAGATCCACGGCTTATTCAAGGTGTACCAGATCTATTGATATTATATGGACCGCATTGGGCAGCTCTTGAAGTTAAACGTTCCATGCATGCTTCACATCGTCCTAATCAAGACTATAGAGTGAAGCTTATGAATAAAATGTCTTTCTCAAGATTTATTTATCCGGAGAATAAGGAGAGTATTTTAAATGAATTGGAACAATCATGGAAACATTGAAGGTACTCATGCATTTCTAAGTGCGTCGAGTTATCACTGGCTTAACTATACAGATGAAAAATTGATATCTGTATTTAAAAGCAAGCTTGCTGCTCAGAAAGGAACTGAGCTTCATGACTTTGCTTCTAGATGTATTAAGTTAAGACAGAGACTTCCTAGATCCAATAAAGCACTTAACGCTTTTGTTAATGACGCTATTGGATACGGTATGGATTCAGAAATTCCTTTATTCTATTCAATCAATTGCTATGGTACTGCAGACGCTATATATTTTGGCAGGCAGCGTGGCTCTGACAGAATGATATTACGAATCCATGATTTGAAGACTGGTGAGATTCCAGCAAAGATTGATCAGTTGTTAATATATGCATCTCTATTCTGTTTGGAATACGGTTTTAAACCTGGAGAGATGGATATTGAATTAAGAATCTATCAAGGTCATGAGGTTGTGTACCATAATCCTGCACCAGAAGAGATTTTACCGATTATGGATCAGATTATTAGGTTCAGCAAATTAATTGATGACATTAAGGCTAGGGAAGGAGTGAACTGATATGAGTAACGAGAAACCGTCTCTCGATGATTTTTTAATGCACTATGGTATTGACCATATTAAAGGCACTCCTGGTTCTGGAAGATACCCATGGGGGTCTGGTGATGCGCCTTTTCAGCATTCTGGAGATTTTCTTTCGTTTGTTAAAGAGTTGAGATCTAAACGATTAAATTATACAGATAACGAAGAATATATTCTAAGAAATGGTGAAAAAGTAAAAAATCCAGACTATGGAAAAACGTTTAAAGGTGAAACAGCTGTAGCTAAGATGCTAAAGATGAGCACAACTGAATACAGACAGGCTATTACTCTTGCGTCAAATCTTGACAAAATGGATAAGATTAATAGAGCCGAAGCTTTATGGAACACACTTGATGAAAATGGTAATCATAAATATGGCTATTCTGAGATTGCCAGAAAAATGGGATTACCAAATGAGTCTTCTGTAAGATCTTTATTAAAGCCATCTGTAAAAGCAAATATTGAAGTTGCTCAGAAAGCTGCAGATTTTTTAAAGGAACGATTAACAGATCTTTCTAAAGATGATCCAAAAGCAATGATCGATATTGGACCTGGTGTAGAAAAAGAACTTGGAATTACTAGAACTAAACTAGATAATGCCGTTTACATTCTTGAAGGTGAAGGATATAAGACCTATGGTGGTCGTATTCCGAATGTTACAGATCCAACAGGATCTAGGCAGACAACAATGAATGTAATTGCTACTCCAGAAACAGAGTTTAAAGATTTCTATAATTATGAGCATATTAAAAGCTTAAAAGAATATGAAGCAATAGCTAATGGTAAAGACTTTAAACGTAAATTCGAGTATCCGGAATCAATGGATCCAAAAAGATTAATGATTCGATATGCTGAAGAAGGCGGTAAAGAAAAAGACGGTCTTATTGAATTAAGGAGAAATGTTCCTGATCTTTCTCTTGGCGAAAAGAATTATGCACAGGTAAGAATTCTTGTTGATGGAGATAGATACTTAAAAGGAATGGCTGCTTACGCAACAGATCAATCTAAGTTTCCAGATGGAGTTGATGTAATCTTTAACACCAATAAACATGTTGGAACTGAGATGAGAGACGTTCTTAAGAAGATTAAAGATGATCCAGATAATCCTTTTGGCTCATTGATTAAAGATTCAGAACAAGGCGGACAGTACTACTATGATTCAAAGACTGGAAAAAGACTTGAATCTAAATTTGATAGTCCTAATGCTAAATTAGGTTTAATTAATAAAAGATCAGATGAAGGCGACTGGGATAACTGGAAAGATACATTGTCTGCTCAGTTCTTATCAAAGCAAAATCTTCAATTAGTTAAGAGGCAATTAAATGTAGCAACTGTTGAAAAGCAGCAGGAATTAGATGACATTAAGAGTCTTACAAATAATACAGTTAAAAAGTATTATTTGGATTCTTTTGCCAATGATTGTGATTATGCTGCAGTGCATTTAACAGCTGCGGCATTACCAAGACAAAAGTTCCAGGTTCTTCTTCCAGTTCCGTCAATGAAAGATAATGAAATCTATGCTCCTAACTACAATGATGGTGAAAGAGTTGCGTTGATTCGTTATCCTCATGGTGGATTATTTGAAATACCAATTCTTACTGTTAATAATAAACAGAAAGATGCTGTAAAACTAATTGGTAAGAACTCTAGAGACGCTGTCGGTATTAATGCCGAAGTAGCAGATAGACTTTCAGGAGCAGACTTTGATGGTGATACTGCAATGGTAATTCCTATTTCAAGCAGATCTAATGTTAAGAATGCTCCGAGATTAAAAGGATTAGAAGGTTTCGATCCAAAAGATACATATGGTTGCGATCCGAAGAAGACTTATACCGATGCAAAAGGTAATGAACATTACTTTAATAAAGCAGGTATCGAGTTTAAAGTTATGAAGAATACCCAGAATGAAATGGGTAGGATTTCAAACTTAATTACGGATATGACAATTAAAGGCGCTACTAATGATGAACTTGCTAGAGCAGTAAGGCATTCAATGGTAGTTATTGATGCTGAGAAACATAAGTTAGATTACAAATCTAGTTATGTTCAGAATGGAATCGAAGCTCTTAAGAAGAAATACCAGTTGCATCTCGATGAGAATGGAAAAGAAGTATATGGGGCATCTACTTTGGTTTCCATGGCCAAATCTGAAAAAGATGTAGTGAAAAGAAAAGGACAGCCTAGAGTAAATATTAAGGGGCGTCCAGATTATGATCCTACTCGTCCAGAAGGTGCCTTATTATATAAAGATGATCCTAAAGCTACCTACACCGTACTCAAGGAGAATAAGAGGACTGGCGAAATAACTCAAGTTACGAAAGTGCGCACGCAACCTAGCACAAAGATGGCTGAAACAGATGACGCTAGAACACTCATCTCTTCATACAACTCCCCTATAGAGCAGGCCTATGCGGCATACGCTAATACCATGAAGGCTATGGCTAACTCCGCCCGTAAGCTATCATATGAGACTAAGGGCGTTGAATACAGCTCTAAAGCAGCTAAGCTGTATGCTAAGGAGGTAAGAGACTTAGAGTCTCAGTTAGATGTCGCTACTAAGAATAAGCCTAGGGAACGTCAGGCACAGGTTATAGCTACATGTATTGTCAAGGCTAAGAAGCAATCTAACCCAGACATGAAGAAGTCTGAGCTTAAGAAACTAAGGCAACAAGAGATAACCAGAGCTAGGGAACAAGTAGGAGCTACAAAAACAAAAATAGAAATTACAGATCGAATGTGGGAAGCGATTCAGTCTGGTGCTGTGCATGCAAATACTTTACGTAAAGTGTTTGACAACACTGATATGAGCAAGGTAAAGGAGAGAGCCACACCTCGTTCGAGAAAAACAATTACTCCAGCAATGGAAAGCAGAGCTAAACAGATGAAGCTTAACGGCCGTAGCAATGCAGAGATAGCTATGGCACTAGGACTATCATCTAGTACTGTATCTAAGCTTCTTGCTGGTGAACAGTAAATGGATTGGAGGCAGATTGAATAGCAATGAAACAAGAAACAAATGAAACAAATCTTGATTTGATTGAAAACAATTCTCGTTTTGCGTTGACAACAATTGACAATCCTTATGACCCATTTACACAATTTTATGATTGGTTAATGTTCGACAATGAAAAAGGCTATTGTTCTTGTTCGTATTTGGCTCGTATTGCCAAAACGTCTGACCAATTGTCTGATGAGCTGAACGATATCGAGATCGAACGTGCAATTGATGAAATAATTTCTTTCGATTTTCTTCACATTTATAAGAAAGTTGAAAATAAAAACTATAAAACTTTCATTGATTAATGTTTTATCTCTGTTTTTAACCCATATAAGGTGACTATCAGGTGCCTAGGGAGGGGGGTCTAAAACACCCCACCCCCTATTGCATCGCGGCGGTCTCAAAAAATTCTCCGGCGGGATATTTTTTAAATACACTTT